CACTTAGTAGATTATAATCCATTAAGAGATACTATTCCAGTTGCATTAAAAAGATTCTATCAAGTAACTGATTCTAATTATGCAAGTGAAGGTTTTAGTCAAACATGGTATCCTCATTTGTGGCGTATCAAATGTGAGCCATTAGTTGATAGTCAAGAATTTAGTCAGATATTACAAGAACCTATTAATCAAGATAATTATTTAGGACTATGGGATAAAGATAGAACATATCCACCGGGTTATGTTATTAGTTACGGTGATAAAAACTATACTAGTATAATTGAAGTACCAATTGGTATAGCACCTCCTAATTCAACATATTGGGAACTAGATCCTAATCAGAATCTCAAAGACATTATGGCTACGTATAATAGAAATATTCAAGTCAATAATGCAATTCTAGATGAAGCCGCTCGTATTGTACCTAAAGCAGGTTATGATCGTTCTAATTTATATGTAGTACCTACATACGGTGAGTATGAGACTGACGCACAATTATCAGGTAAAATTAATCAGCCGGCACCACCTATTAATATCAACACTAACTCTAGCGGAGCTCCTACTCCAGCTGTAGGCACAGTTGTAATGATGCGTAATCCTAAATATAAGAATCCTAGTCCAGCTATTAGGATTAGCAAAGAAGTTGCTATGAGTATTTGGGATATGACTGCTGATACTGATATAACACAGTTAAAATCATTTCAACAAATAAACTTAGAGACAATGCAATTAGCCCCTGAAAGAATAGGCACAGGTTCTGGTCCAGTTGAAGGGGATAGAGTTTTAGTAGTTAACTCACTAGGTGCTATAACAGGGCCGTATGGTACTGCTGATAATACATATGCTACTGCTGACCAAAATCCAGAGTTACCTGGCTTTACTGGTACTGTAAGTCAACAGATGGACTTTAGAGCAGACTGTGATCCTGCATTCCAGTATATTGCACGTAGTACACCTAGAACATTCGGTTATACAATGGGGTACTTAGATGGTGATGGTACTGCTCCTAACGGATTGCCTACTGGCGCAGGTATAGTATTCCCGCAAAATCCTCAAGTGGGTGATTACTTCTTACGTATAGATTATCTACCTAATATATTATATCGTTGGGACGGAAGACTTTGGGTTCGTATCTCAGAGAACGTTAGAACACAAACTGGATTTACTTCACAAGATTTGTCACAGCAATCTAGCTTCATAAATAACAGTAACGTTACTGTACTAACAGATGGTACAACAACTACACAAGCACAACCGTTATCGTCAATATTGACTTTAACACCAGATTCAATACCACCGGTAGTATAACACATGGCACAATTTTTTTACGATAATCAGATCCGCAGATTTTTAATTCAGTTTGCAAAAATCTTTAGTAACTGGCAAGTAACTAAAGGCAAAGACCCTGCAGGAAATGATATCTACGTTCGTGTGCCGGTTATGTATGGCGACAGTAGTAGACAAGCTAGTACTATCATTGCTGATAATAGTGCTAGTAACTTACCAAGTGCACCACTAATTACATTTTATATAAGTGGTTTAGAATACGATCAAAAGAGAACACAAGACCCAACGTTTGTTGATAGAATAAACGTTAGACAAAGAGCTTATAATGCTGATACACAAAGCTATGAGCAAACACAGGGGCAAGCGTTTACAGTTGAACGATTAATGCCTGTACCATATACGTTGCGTATTACTGTTGACTTTTGGACTACTAATTATAATCAAAAATTAGAATTGATTGAACAGTTAGGTACGTTGTTTAACCCTTCATTAGAAATTCAATCCACTGATAACTTTATTGACTGGACAAGTCTAAGTGTTGTATACCAAGATGGATTGACATTCAGTAGTCGTACTATTCCCCAAGGTACCGGTAATCCTATCGATGTATTGACATGGAAGTTTTACATGCCTATATGGATTAGTACAGCGGCTAAACTTAAAAAGTTTGGTGTCATACAAAAGATTATCGCAAGTATATTCAAAGGTACAGCACTTACTGATATACAAGATGAGGATTTATTGTTAGGTACTCGTCAAAAGATTACACCATATGGTTATAAATTATTATTATTAGGTAACACGTTACAGTTGTTACCTGCTGATGAAGCATTTTATCCCGACAATGAAGATTTAAATTTACCTCCTAGCCCTAATACAAGTTTATATTGGAGTAGTTTGTTAAATGTATACGGTACCTTAAGACCTGGCATCAGTCAGATATGGTTACAAAACCCATATATGGATACTGAAATTGTAGGTACTATTGTCCCAGATCCAGTTGATGATAGATTATTGATATACACTATTGACCCAGATACGTTACCTCAAAATACATTAGACCCGGTTGATGGTGTAATAAATCCATTAATCACCGGACCCAATGCTGGATTGCCCGGGCCCGTTAACGGTCGTAGATATCTGATTGTTGAAAATATAGGAAGTCCGGGTAATACTACTACTGCATGGGGAAGTTTAATAGCTAATGCAAATGATATCATTGAATATAGTTCTGGACAATGGTCTGTAGTGTTCAATAGTTCAAATGATACTGCAATAGAGTATGTAACTAATTTGTCCACCAATGTACAATATAGATATACAGACGGCATATGGATGAAGAGTTGGGAAGGGTGGTATGGTCAAGGTGATTATAGTATTGTAATTTAATCAATTATATGATATAATACACTCATGAATAATACTTCCGGTGGAGTTTTCTTTTACTCAAAAAAAACAGAACGTTACTTATACTTACTACGAACTGATAATAAGAATCCGGGCAATTGGGGTATACCCGGTGGTAAAATAGAATCCGATGAAACGTTACTTGAGGGAATCGCTAGAGAGTGTGAGGAAGAGATTGGTTATTTTCCTAAAAAAGCAAAACTAATTCCAATTCAAAAATTTGTAAATCATACATTCACATACCATACATTTTTCTGTGAAGTTGCTAATGAGTTTACGCCTATACTAAATGATGAGCACTGTGGTTATGCTTGGGTAGGAGAGGGACAATACCCCAAGCCATTGCATCCCGGATTGTTTAGTACTGTTAACTTTGATGTTGTGCAAGAAAAATTAAACACATTAACAAAAAAGGGGCATTAAGCCCCTTTTTTATTTTAGCAATTTAGCTACAGTATCGAATCCAAGTGATCCTATTACTATCCCTGCACCCATCATCATCCATCTCCACTTTTCTAAAGCAGAAACTTTTGATCCTAGTTCCTTGTGTGCTGTAACATCCTCGTTACGCATATTAGTTAGAAGTGTTCTAGTTTCTTCTGCGTTACGATCAAGGCACTCATGCATATCTTTCAGACTAGTTTTGATTTCGCTGACATCTTGTTCGATATTTTTAACTTGAACTTGAAGTACAGCGATTTCTGTTTTAGTAGTCTGCGCAGGCATTTTAATAGTTCTACCCGTTGTCATAATTAAGCGTTAGCAATAGTTACTAATGAGTAAGGCTGGCCATTATCTGCATTAGCCGCTGCCGCAGTATTGAATGTTACATATACTGGTGTAGCATTAGCAAGAACAATATTACCTGTAGCAATTGGACCTGATGTAGCAGTAAACAACTCACCAGTGTGGTCAGATAGACTTTGAACTGTTTGAGTAGCACTGTTAGCATAGGTAGCAAGAATACGCATTGTGTTTGGTGTCAATGCTGTGTTAGCAACGTTAGCCAATAAACATTGTGCTGTTAAACCAGTAGTTCCACCTGTTACTAGATACTTCTGTTTACCTTTTTGACGAACGATAAAACCTGCTTCGTCATCTGCGTAGACGAATGCGGCTCCTGTTGAAGCTACGGCTGCGTTTGCAACTAATTCAACAACATCTTGTTGTGCATCTGGAGTACCAGTAGCACTTGATAGATCGACTTCTGCACCACCTAAGGTGTTAGACACCGTGAATGCGGCTGCATTAGCAATTGCTTTAACAAAATAAACTTGACCAGAAACTAGACCACCTAAGTTAGCAGTAAATCTTACTGTACCATTAGCGACCAATGTCTGAGCATTACCTGAAGTACCAATGATGTTACCTGTATTTTGTGTGTTAGCAACAGCAACTGTTGTTAAGCCAGGAACTGTGTTAGCAAAACCTATAGTAGTGTAATCTGTACTACCGTTAATGTTTGCGCTTGCTACTTGAATAGCAGAACCAACACTTAGTGTATTAGCTAAATCAGTGCCAATACCAGTTACATATGCAGTATCTGTAGCAGAATACAATATACCTGTACCATTAATACCAATAGCTACACGTGGTAGAACTTGTGGGCCAATAATTGCCGTATTACCACCAACTACAGAGTATGTGTTGCTGTTAGTTGTCGGGAAACCTGTACCACCATTTGGGTTGTTGAAATATGCATCAACTACACCAACTGATGTTGATACTGTTGTACCAGACGTAGCACTCAAGTTAACTGGAGTATACGTTGGATTTGCACTCAAGTCTGTTGCAGAAGCAGTAAAAGTTGTGTTACTTGTTACATTTAAAATCCAATAAGTTGTGTTAGCAGTTAGGCCACCTGTTGTACTTGCTGGGATGAATGGCATACCTTTGATAACACCCAAAGTTGATAAGTTTTGAGAAACCGTTACTTCTTCAGTTGATGCATCTGTATCCGTGATTGTTAATATGGCTTGCGCCTTTGCGATTTTTAGAGGACGTCCCATTTGTTTTTCCTTTGATAAAATTAGCGGGTTCTAGCCGCTACGCAGTGGGTAACTGCATAAACTCTCAGAATGAGAGTGTATGATATATTTATCTTAAATGGGTATTATTCTGTACCAGTGTTGGCATGTGTTGCACCTAAATCAGTAACACTGAATGCTCCTGCACTACCTGCTACGTTGATATAAGCAATATAATTGCCCTGACCAACCAAATAATTGTTGTCTACCGTATTAGCCGGAATAACTTCACATGCTGTTAAGTTAGCAGTAACGTTAGCATTCCCGGATGCTATTGCAATAGCTGAAGTGGTAGTAGCAATACGAACTTTATCGGTAGTTGCTACCGTAGTTAATTGACTTGTACTGTTTGCTGTATAAATTGCTGATGCCATTTTTAATTCCTAAATTATAATCTTCCGACTGCGACTTCAATAACGCCTTCGATTCCGTCAAAGTTTTCTAATGCCTTGCCGATAACTGTTCCCATTTGCGGGTTGTTCCATGGTCTAGCAAAACCGTTGCCTGCACTAACCATCATATCACCTTTGCGTACTGCACCGCGAACTTTAGTTGGTACACGACCTTGTAAAGCAATAGCTATGGCAATACCTTTACAGTCAGCATTCATTGCGTATGCCGGGCTAGTTGATACTACTCCTGCAACTCTAGTTGTTCCATCTTGTGCAATAGTGACTTCATTATCGCCACCAAACTCAAGTACTGTACCAGGCTCATATATAGCATCAGCCTCGTAATATTCTGCCAAGTCAGCATATGACGCTTCTAATTTTGAACCAGAAGTTAAAGTCCAATTACCTGTAATTGTACCTGCTGTAGTATTTGCACCAGTTGTTAATACAGTAGCACCCACTGTACCAGTATATGTGGGCAAGTATGAAGCTACATTGCTATTACTATATGATCCTGCAAAACTAATAGACACACCATTAGCATAATAATAGTTATCTGTCTTGATACCACCTGTAGCTACGTTAGCTGATACTGTCAATGCAGTCAACGTACCAGTACTGGTAATGTTAGGTTGCGCTGCCGTGTATACAGTACCTGCAACTAATGCATTACCAACTTGACCCGACACATTAGCGCCTGCAACTGCATTAGCAGTTGTTGCATACGTAGCAAGTCCGGCATTCGCTACATTCAAATTGGCAACTTGTGTTGTAGATGTGACTACTAATGGTGCTGTGCCTATAGCTACATTTGAAATTAATTGGCTAGCTGTTACTGTACCTGCAGTATTAATATTAGATCCAGATACATTACCTGTTGCGGTTACTACGCCGGCTGTTGTTATATTACCACCAGTTACATTACCTGTTGCGGCTACGACACCACCTGTTGTTAAATTACCACCAGTTACATTACCTGTTGCGGCTACGACACCACCTGTTGTTAAATTACCACCAGTTACATTACCGGTAGCAACTATCAATCCAGCTGTACCTAAGTTACCAACGTTAGCATTACCGATGACAGTTAATGTAGTCAATGAACCAACACTGGTAATATTGGGTTGAGCAGCCGTTGTTACTGTACCAGTTAACAGTGTTGCTATCAAATTACCAGTTGCCGCATTAAATCTGAAGGAAGCGTTTGATCCTAGTGCATAGTTAGCTGTTGTATTTGCACTAACAAATACAGGATAAAACGTTCCAGTAGTCTGTGTAGTGACTACTTCAAAATCACTTACGTTAGCATAACTTACATTAAGATTAGCAACTCTGGTGGTAGATGATACTGTTATGGGTGCGGTACCTGTTGCCACATTTGAAAATAGTAAATTAGCTCTTACATTTCCGTTTGCATTTACGTTAATGATGTTAGCAGTACCATTTACATCTAATAAATTAGTAGTGTAATCCCATGTAAAATCAGCATCTCCATCTAAAATATTGTTATTATTAAATTGTATAGCAGTATTTGACCCACCTACATTACCTGAACCACCACCTGCTAGTGAGGTAGTTGCTATAGCATTAGGTGAGTTAGTATATGTAAGACTTGTGCCGTTTGCCGGAGTAGACAAAACAGAATCAGTATATAATTGAACATTGCCGGATGTTGGATAATCCACTGCAAGTTTCACAAAAAAGTTTAAACTATTTACGTTAGCATTTGCATTACCTTGAACCCCGGTAATAGTAATCTCAGTAGCATTTACATAAGGTGTAGTATTGGCAACTGTCATTATAATAGGGGTAGCATTAGATAATGCAAGAACATTAGCTAATATCGTACCTTTACTAGTCCAAGATAAATTACCAGTCCCGTCCGTTTCCAGTACGTAGCCAATAGCACCGCCGTACATTTTTACATTACTTACATTTCCTAAATTTACTAGTCCACCTGGACTATTAGCATTATCTGGATTACCACCTTTGTTTACAATATAAACATTAGATCCGCTAGTTTCAATACCTAGTATTTGCCCATTGGCAGTGTTAGATAGGTTTAAGTTAGCGTTACTAGCACCATCAATTTGACTAAAACTGATATTAGAATATGAAGTTAGTACTTCAATATTTTCGTTAGGTGTGGTTTTTCCTATGAATAGACGTTTTTCATCATTCGCCCATCCGAATTCTGCATCATCTAGCTGAGGTAGGTCAACTAGATTTCCGGATCTTTGCTGAATCTTTGATATTTGTACAATGGCCATAAGTGTAATTTCTCAATATTACACTTATTTATCATAATTGGTTACAAGAACTGCATGTAATATTGCTCTACTCTTTTGAACCAAATATCAGTATACTTCTCAAAGTCGGTGCCCTCTAAGATAAATTCCTGATAGATATTGTCAGCAGAACACATAAAAATAACACCTTTGCGTATTTTTGTTCCGTGTACTTCATTGTGTGCATTAGCATAGGCTGCTAACTGAACAAAGTAATCATCAATCCACTCACGCTTTTTGGGCTTATTAGTTTGCTTGTGATCCATGATAGCTTCATCACCATCATGTAAACCTACTAAGTCTGTCGTCCCTGCATAAATCTTCGGATAATACAACGGAACTTCTGTACCCCAATATTCATTACAGTTACTAAGACCTTCACTAATGATAGTCTTTGCCATTTTATGGCTTTGGATGCTATACGGATTGCTTCCGGGCTCATTGATTACTCCTGTCTTAATGTAATCTTCAATCCACTTGTGCATTCGTGTTCCACGACCTGCGGCTTCGGTGGTAATCTCTTTTGCTTTCTGATGTCCTACACGATTGCGCCAGTTTTGTAATGCTTGCTTAGATTCTTCGCTTTTAGTAAAGTCTAGTATTGTAGTAACTGATGGGAGTTTTTCCCCATCAGGTGTAGCATATTTGCGTTTGCCGTCTATCTCCACACGGCTCATAGGGACATAATTATATTTGTTTGGAATGTACATCTAGATATTATAACATATTTTGTAGTAAATTAAAACATGTTTGGTTATGATATGTCCCCGTAACCATCAATAAAGTTTTGCTCATTTTCTGGATAACGTAACAATCTACAATTAAAAATATTAGATATTTGTATCAATATTCCCATTTGTGTAAAAATGTCCCCCCAAACAACCGGGCTGTGCGCTCTAGGATAATCAGCATGTCTTGACAACATTTTTCTAGTATTTTTTATATTCAACATAAATTCTTCTACTGAGTTTTCTGTTGATAATAAGGCCGCCGCGGCCCCATTCATCCCCCATGCCCAATCTCGTAATACTAGTTTGTTATTATAAATTCCATTGATACTTGTTATGACTATAGGCAATGCACTATTTTTAAAATCAAAATCATCTTGAGGTTCCTTTATCGCATTTGCCATTGTATTTTTTATTTCGTCATTCAGTTTATCAAATTCTTCATTAGTCCAATACTCCATAGGCCATATCACATCAGCACGTGTTCTTACAAATAAATCATATTTTTTTTTAGATGCTAGTGCCATTCTAATGCTTTTATACACTGTATAAAATTGTGCATACAAGTATCTATTATTATCTAGTTGGTCATTTACGATGTTGTCAAAGGTATCCTCATTTCCGTACTTTTCTACGGAATATGTTACATTAGTAAAATATTTTCTTATTTTATTGTAGTTGGGATTCAGATCATGCTCCCAGGTGTGAACGTAATAGTCTACATCATGATCCTTAAAGGCATCTGATATTAGATTTTTATCCAATTTACGTAGTTGACCACTGACGCATACAGCTATTTTCATTAGGATATGTCTCCGTAGAAATCTATGTACTTCTTTTTATTATCCAAGTAACGCAGTAACTTAGTATTGAATTGGCTAGTATTTTGTATTATCATATTTGTATTCTCAAAAATCTTACCCCAAATACTCGGGCTTTGTAAGGTACAATGAACAGTATTAGTTTGTGCTTCTTTCCTAATATTTTTTGCCACATGTACCATATCAACAGGATCATATTTAACAATAGTATCTAATGCCGTTTGATTCATACACCAAGACCATTCACGTAAGGCGTACATATTATTTTCTAAACCAGCAATACCAAGAGCGACAACAGGGATCTCGCATGTAGTAAATTCAATACTATCTATATTTTTTATCATTCTGCTATTAGTAATAATTGCTCTAGTATCTAAGTTTAATTGATTTACTACTCTATCCGGCCATAAATGCATAGGCCATATTACATCTGTTCTAGACCTTATATAGAAGTCATACTTTTTTCCACTGTTCGCACACAAACGTAGACTTTTTAAAATAGTATAGAACTGTGCAAACGTGTATCTGTTTTCATCAGTGTTACCATTATCAAAACATGTATCAAATACTTCTTCATATTTTTCGACTTCAACAACTGCATTGGGGAAATAGTCTTTGATTAAGTGTAAATTGGGGTTAAGCTCATGCTCCCAAGTATGTATGTAATAATCTACATCATAATCTTTGAATGCAGTAGCTATTAAATTTTCTTCTAATTTACGTAACTGCCCACTAATACAGACTGCTATTTTCATCTCATTTTTTTAAGATTGTCTTTTTCACACTCTAATACATCAGTGCGTTTACCTAATGATTTTTCTAATAATCTGATACCTTCTACAATATGTTGGAACTCATCAGGTGTAGAACTTGCAGATTGATCTGTGCCCCACATTGTTTTATCTGATGTAAAGTGACGCTCTAACCATTTGATACCTTTATAGACTGATGCTACAGCAGGTATAAACTCAGTTTCATGCGAACTGTAACCTATATCAAAACCAAACTGCTTTAAGTAATCTAGTGTATCCATATGCAATTGATCTAGACCAGCTGGATAAGCACTTACACAATGTAATAGTACAAGTTTTTCTTTATCATCTTTGAATAATTGAACAATGTTTTCAATTTCTTGTAAAGTACACATGCCTGTACTTACGATAACTGTTTTAAATTTTTCTTTGCAAAGTGTAAGTAATGTCATATCAGTGGCTTTAGCACTAGGTATCTTTACAATTGTGTGATTGAAATTGTCAGCTATGAAGTTGATGCTATCAACATCCCAGATACTAGCAAACCATTCAATGTCTAATTTTTTACAATGTTCATCAATACGCATGTACTGCTCTTTTGTAAATTCCATTAATTGTTTATATTCCAAATAAGTCATTTGACCCCATGGCGTACTTTTTGGTTTACTTTTCTGATCCTCAGGAACACATACATCAGGGTTTCTTTTTTGAAACTTCACATGTGTAGCACCGGCGTTCTTAGCTTTAGTAATCATATCAAAAGCAACATCTATGTCACCGTTGTGATTGATTCCTATCTCAGCAATAATATTAATCATTATTTTTCCAATAATTTGTGTACAAGTCAAACTGCCATTCGTAATCAATATCTAAACATTCAAATTCGTCTATTTCAAATAACGCAGGATTGTTCTTAGTGTACGGTGGCTTACCCATCCAATATCCTTGACTTATTAAATCTAGTCTACCTGCATAAAGAACGTGTGCGGCTTCTAATGTAACTTCAACTTCTTTTGTGTTCATTATGTTACATGAAGAAGGCCAGGGAGTTATTAACTCACCCTCTTTATTCCAGTAATATTGTTTCTTTGGCATAACAGCAAACATACCATCATGTTCACTATTGCAATACGCATCAATAAATTTATCAATAGTTTCAGGCTTTAAAAATAAATTACATGCATTTATCAAAACACAGTATTTGTATTTGGGAAACTTGTCATGCCACTCATAAATTAGTTCCAAACTGTTATCATTGTTTGCACTTTCAATTGACCTATGATAGTATTGTAAACCCTTTTTAGCGGTAACTTCAATCAATTCGGGTTCATATATACTCGCATAAAAGTTTGTATTTGGTATTTTAGTTTGTTTGATTTTATCCAAACATATTTCATACAAGTTAGTACCCTTAAAGGGTCTAAGCATTTTGTATGGAGCTCGTTGACTGTTTAATCGTGCTTGTACGATAAACAGTATATCATCTATTTTTTTCATGTGTTTGGTAAAATCTAAAAGAGAATCTTAATTCTTGAAGAATATTATTTAGTATGTCTAAATCAGATTGTTTAAGATTATCTATTAATGACCGATCAAATTTCAATACCTTAATATTCTTGTTATTGATTGCTTTAGTCATTTGTAGAAATGTTTTAGCATATAAAATATTATCTTCTTTTACTGGAAAATTTTGTATCGTTTCCCATTTAATTTCTTCTTTAAAGTTGGTCGAAATATTTGGTATCAACATTGAATAAAGAATGAATTCAGATGATGATTCTAGATTTGTGTGTATATATGGCTCCGATATCAAATATTCATGCACATTATATAAATCCTTAAAGTTTTTTATAGTGTCTAAATCAATTTTAAATGGAGTAAATTCACACAATGCAAATTTAGGTTTATCTATACCTAATTTACTACAATATTTTTCTAAATATGCCTGATGTCTAGGATTATTAAATTTAGAATCATCAAGTCTTTGAATTATACCAGACCCTTGTATTTCTCTAAATTCTTCTAAATCAGTATTTTTAATAAAAAGATTTCGACTGTCTAGTATCAAATAGTCATCCTCTAATATAGTAGCAACATACAGCTTTTGAATTTGTTGCATCCTCCATCCCCATTTAGCATCTATATCAGAATAATCTTCAGGTGCATCATATAATCTAGGTAATAATTTTAATTTATGATTTATATAAAACGGTGACAATGCTTTATGCCATTGGCCTAAGTCTGGTGTATTTTCATTAACTATTACCCAATGGGTACATGGATTCAAAAACTTTTGAATACTTTCAGCTTGCAATATCATTGCCGTTAAATCTCTATTACAAGTAACTGTTACTAAATCCATTGGAATTCTTAATATTTAAAAGTAAATGACATTTTGCATAACCAATCATTTATTCTATTAATTTGCTCAGTGTTACAAGATTTTAAAAATTTGTGATGCAACCCTAAAACTTTGATATTTTTATTATCATCTATATATTCTTTTAAAAAGTTTGGATTACTTTCTATACTAGAAGTATTCCAGCATGTATGATGCTTATTTTCAATTGCAATTAATGTGACATTCTTGTTTATCTGTATTAACTCTTTGCATAAAAATGAATAGAATATAAACTCACTAGGACCAATGTTAGTATGAAGTTCTCTCTCATATTCCCATGTGCTTAGTAAGTCATATAACAAATCTAAATCTTCATAATTTAATAATACATCGGCTTGAATTTTAAAAGGTGTTAATGGTCCTAAAAAGAATTTAGGTAATTCTAAATGCAATACTTCTTTGTAGATAGCAACTGTCATTTTCCATATATCAGGTAATTTAATTAAGTGTGGATAATTAAATTCTTCAATAGGGGGAAGTTCTAAAAATTCTACCCTACCGGACCCTAGAATATTATCCCATTCATTTGTATTAGTTGGCTTAACAAAGAAGTTTTTTGCATCCAATATTAAGTAATCATCCTTGATTAATTTAACAATTAATAACTTGCAAACTTGCTGTGTATAATGTCCTATATAGTTGTTGGTATTTTCAAATAAATCAGTATATGGAATTACTATTAATTCATGTTTAGTGTAATATTTGGATAAATTATTCTGCCAGAATAAAACATCCGGAACCTCGTCATTTACTATGACCCAGTGTTTGCATGGTGCTAAGAATTTTTGTATGCTCTCAGCTTGTAATAACATTTGTTGGTAATCTCTATTACATACAACAGTAACCAAATCCATTTAAACCCTGAAGCTTTCCCCGCAACCACAACGGTCTCGTTCATTTGGATTATTAAATTCAAATCCCTCGTTTAAGCCATTACGTACAAAATCTACAACCATGCCCTGAACGTAGGGGCAACTTTTGGGATCGACATATAACACACAACCATTACAATCTACTGCAATATCAGTATCATTGGCTTTGTCTACATACTCAAGTACATAGGCTAATCCAGAACAGCCGGTTGTTTTTACACCTATTCGAATTCCCAATCCACTACCTCTTTTTGCAAGAGTTTGTTTAATTTTGCTAGATGCTTTTTCGGTTAGATTAATCATCTTGTATTTAGACTAAATCCCAACGATCCTTAATTAGTTGATAATATGTCTCA